AAAGGCAATTATACTAATACAGTTAATAATTATGTAATACCATTACAAGAACAAAAAATTTACAATGTTAGTACTAATTTAATAAATGATAAAATAGATACTAGTTTATTAAATGAAAATAAAGAACTTAAAAAAAAAATTGAATACATAACAGCACTAATGAATGAAGAAAAACAAAATTATAAACAAAAAATTGATAAAGTTATTAAAGAAATTAATGAAACTGATAAAGATAAAAATAATGATAAATTAATAAAAAAATATAATAAATTAAAAAAAAAATATAACATTATAATAAATAATGGATTGCTATATATAAAAAATTTAAATATGGACAAAGATAATACAATATTATTATTAACAGAAATATTAAATAATTTTACAGATAATATAGCTAAAATACAAGAAGAAGATTAATCATAATTATCACCATTCATTACTTCCGCTGCATCATCATTATCATCATCTTTATCATAATCATCAATATCTAATGAATTTAATTCTTCATTTGTAGAATATAATTCTTCTTTTTTATTAGGATCATCAATTTCTTGTTGAGTTAATAATTCTTGATAATGACCGACGATTCTTAAAGTTTCATCAATATATGGATTATCATTTAATAATAAATAATCAAACTGTCTAATATTATAATTAGTATAAGGTTTGTAATATAGATTAAATAAATATTTAATAGTTTTAATTAATAAATGGGCTAATTCTGATTCAATAACTGGTTGTTTATTATAATTAAGCAATCTATTAAAATTAAAAATTAAATAAAATATTAATTTACAGTCTGAATTAGATAATCCATTTAAAATATTCACATCTAAATAATTTTTATTTAGTTCAATATTGATATTTTCAGGAATATTATAACTTATAGGTAATTTATTAATTATATATTTACTATGTTTAAAAATATTATTATGATTTGATTCATCGCTAGTATTAAATTTTTTAAGTTTTTTAGTAAATTCGCTAATAATTTCTTTTTCGTCTTTATTATACATTGATGTTATAACACCACTATTTCTAATATTAAATATCATTGATTGAGTTCTTATTATTATTTGTTTTAAATTGTTCATTCTATTTCTAATTATTTTTAAAATAACTTCTTTTGTATTTTCGCCTAAAATAATGGGTGATTCATATTGATAATTTTTATTAATATAATAAATATTATATTGTTTATTTTCATAGCCTAAATACATAATACAATCTTTAATAGACAATTCAATTTGCAATGATGCATTATTTCTACTTTTTTTAATATTTTTATTATCTTCAGAATAACCAATATATTGTAATGTAATAGAATCATAATATACATATACTTTATTTGCTTTATCTTTATAATATATAACATCAATACCAAAAGATTGGTGTTTATAAGCTATTTGAATTTTATCTTCTGATGATAAAATATGAAGATTTTCTTTAAGCGAATTACCAAAATAATCATGATCGATAATATATGATGTTTCTTTTAAATAAATAACTTTATCATTAACTTTAATTTTATTACCTAAAATTTTACTTAGTCTATTAACAAAATCTATAACATAATTTTCTAATTTATTATTTGTTAATTTTTCATATCTAGATAATAATTTATTAAGTATTTTTTTAGTTGTATGTTGTGTATTTTTAAGTGTTTCATTATATTTTTTCATATTATTAATTTGTAGTAATACTTGTTCATTTGTTTTAATATCTATATTTTTTTCTAATTGTTTTAATTCTTTTTCTGAAGGTTCAAATGTATTAATATTTTTATTACATTTTAAACATATTTCTTTTTTATCTATTTCATGGTTATCGCCACTAATACAATATTTCATAGATAATTTTTTTAAATTAATAAATTTAAGTTTATCTAAATAATCAGTTTGATTTTGTTCAGTTGATGTATTTTTATTTATTACTTTTATTAAATCATTATATGATTTATTACATATACTACAAATTAAGTCATTATTTTTAAATAACCAATTATGAAATTTACCATTTGGACAATTTGTTAAAATATCAATAGAATTTTTATCTGGTAATATAGGATTTTTATCAAGTTTTTTAACATGTAAATCACATATAGTTTGTAAATTTTCAGAACTATTTAATTCAATATCTAAATTAATTAAATTTATTTTTTTAGTTAAGAATGTTATTTTTTTGGTTGATTCATCAAATTTAATATTTTTCATTGATAATGCATCTATTCTTTTTAATAATTGGGGATCATTAAATGTATTATTTAATTTTACATTAATTCTAGTATTAATAATTTCATACAAGAAATTTTTATTTGGTTCCAAGTTTGCTTCAACTAGTGAATTAATTAAATCAATAACAGTATGAATTACAGATTTTTGAAGATTAATTATATATTGAGATTTTTCTTTGACATTTATTTCATTATCATTATATAACCATAATCTATTAGATACCATCATACCTGATAAATAATATAAAATATATGAAAATAGTGGTAATTTATTTAATGAAATTTTTTCTTTTTGATTAATTCTTAAAAATAAATCAGCAAATAAATTTTGTCCAATTTTTCCAAATAAAAAATAATTATAACGTTTATCTTCTCTTAAACTAATAATTTGTCCAGAATTCATTTCTATTATCATCATACAAATTAAATAAGCCATAATATTATTATATTTAATTATTTTATAGTAATCTGTATCTGTTGAACTAGTTAAGAAAATATCATCTTTAAGTTCAAAAAAGAATAAATTTGTATATTCTTTATTAATTCCATATTTTTGTGATGATTGTTCAATTCTATTTTTAGGTTGTAACCTTAACCATTCAGTATGAATTAAAATTAAATCAATAATATCTTTAATAATCATTTTACGTTTTAATTTTACAACAGGTGTATTACCCAAATATGATATTATATCTAAAGAATAAGCAAATTTTTCAATATTCTTTTCTATATTTCTAATTGTTCTCATGTATTTATTGTATTTTGGAATTTCTTCTAATTTCTGATTTACTGCCATTGATGTTGTTAAAAATGTGTCTGATTCAGCAAAATATGTACCTTCAAAAACATATTTTTGAATCTGAACAACTTCATTACATGATTTACATATATAATCACCTCTTTCATTTAATTTAACATATTGTTTAACAAAATCAAAAACATGTTGATTAAAATCATCTGTTTTTTTAGACATTTTACTAATATTACGCCATCTAACATAATGCTGACAAATTGGTAAATTTTTGTTTAACATTTCAATTGTTACATCAATTTGTTTTTCGCCTAAAATTATTGTATTTGATATTTTCTTTTTAATAACTAATGATGGTAATATAATTAATTTATCTCTTTTTCCAGGTATCATTGAATCGACATCATCGTCAATAATTGTATATTCTGGAATTTTTTCGATAATAACTTTTTCAATCATTTCATTTTTAATTTGTGGATTTAAATCTAAATCATAATATTTTTTTTTATAACCGGATAATATATTATCAAAATCCCATATTGTTATTTCATCAACTTTATTTATATAATTATTTAATTTATTTGTAACAATTTTAATATACTTTCTATATAATTCTTCAATCATAATTTTAATATTTTTGGTTGAATCATTTGAACTATAATTTACATATGATTCTAAAACAGGTTTATCAGTTGAATTATTAAATAACCAATAATATAATTTTTTATTTGGTGTATCAAATGTTTTTTCCATTATTTTTACAAATGATGTATAACCATTATCATTTTTTGTTTTTTTACATACATTAATCATATCATCAGTATTGAAACAATCTAATGATATTCTAGAAGGATTCCATGCAATACCTACAACATTCATATCAATATTATCATGACCAATTCTTAATTCAATTGGGTATTTTCCTTTTTGTTTCAAACTAGTTTGTCGTATACCTTGAATAGTTTTTTGTACTCGTATTTTAATACCATCTTTGGATAAATTTTTAAAATTTACATATGAATACTTTTTTATATTTTCCAGATCAATAAGTAAATCATAATCTGCGGCATTTTCTGACATTTCTAATTTTTGAATAATTCGAATTTCTTCATCATTATTATAAAGTACAGCCATTTTTGGATCAAGTGGTTTAAAAAATAATTTTTCTGTATCTAATTTTAATTTTGGATTTTTATCTAATAAAGGCGAATAATAGTTTTTTACATTATTCATTTTATTAATAATATATTTTATTTTAGTTGCTTCTCTGTCTTTAATATTTGCAGTTTCTATAAGATTTTCAGGATCATATTTTTCAGTATCTTTATGATATCGTAAAAAATCTTCAGTAATAGGAATAATTATTTCATTAGCAAATAGATAATTAATAAAATCTTGATTTTCTTTAATTACAAATTCTTTTGTATCACGAAATTCTTCTAAATAATTATAAATTTCTTCTGCTAATCCAGATTTTAATTGTTCAATATTTAAAAATTTTTGAATAACATTAAAGTCAACAATTTTTTTATAATTAGAAACAACAATTTCAATATATTTATATTCAGCATCATTTTTTTCTTGTTGATTTAACATATTTATAATTTCATTTTTTTCTTCTTTTAGATAAATCTGTTTAAAAATCAATGCTTTCATAATATTATGAAAATTATCTTTTATTAAAAAATATTCAACTATAAAATCTTCACCTAAATCATTAAATAATCTGATTGTTGATTCATATTTTAATGGATTATTAATTAATACTATTTTAATTTTATCAATTGTTTTAAAACTTAAAAGCGATATAAAATTTTTGATATCATTATAAAAAATAATTATTTTTGCATTATTTTCACTATTAAAAAAATTAGGAATTTGAAAAACAGCATCCCGTTGATATCTACCAGCTTCAATAATATTTGTAACATAAAGATCACGACCGCCATTATAATAATAACCAATACCTAGATATATATAAAATGCACAATATCTTTTAATAATATTTAATATTGATTCATAATATGATTCATTTTTTATAATATCCAAAATATCTTTTTTTGGAATTAATTTTAAAAATTGTTTAATATATTCTAAAATTTCATTTTGAAATATTACAAAATTTGTATCAACTGATAACTTTTGAAATGCTTTTTCTTTTATTAAAAAATCATTTAATTTATTTAATATTCCATCAAATAAATCATCTACTTGATTAACATACATTTTATATTACTATAGTTTGGATAAAAATAATATAAAAAAACATAAAAATTATATTAATTTCTAAATTAATATATATATATATTACAATGTCTAATGTATTTCTTAAAAGCGATTTAAATGATATATTTGATACTATTACTGAATCAAATCTTTCATTACCAAACTGGATTAATATTGTTGATGTAGCTAATAAAACTAATAAATCTACTAAAATTAGTCATTCAAACCATTCTGTAACTTCATCTGCTGCTGTTAATCAAGCTGGTGGTGGATATTCTGCAACATCGTCTGCTGTTCTTAATCAAGGCGGTGGTGGATATTCTGCAACATCTACTAATACTAATTCAACTCGTGATGTAAATAAACTTATATCTATGTTAACATCTGAATCTAGTACTAACTTTAATGGTATGTCAGAAACATCAACTGTAACTTTAGAAAATCAATTACGTGATATTCTTAAACAAGATGGTGGTAAAAATAAACAAAAATCAAATCAAAGAGGTGGAACTGGTGAAACTGGTGAAACTGGTAAACATAATTATTCTGGATTTAGAGGTGGAAATAGTGGTGATAAAGATATATCTGTTAATGATGTTAAATTGTTCTTTAACAATTTTAAAGTAAATAATAAAAATGTAAATGTTAAAATTAATGATCAGAATATGAGTGAATTTTTTAATACTAATAATGTAAATAATCAATTAGATAATACAACAACTGATATTAATTCTATTATTGGCGGTTCTGAAACAAATGAAACGTCTACAGTAGATGATAAACAATTAAATAATGTACAATATTCTGAAACTTCTCTATCTGAACAAAATGGTGGTGGTAAACGAAAAAGTTCTAATAAAGAAATAAATGGAGGAAAACCACCAAATGCTGGATTCCAAGCTTTTTTAGATCTTAAAAAACACATAGCTCAAAAATTAGAAATTTCTAATGGACCTGGTGCTGCTAAAGTAGCAGGTAAAGTTCAATCTGATATGAAAGAGAAATTTGCCGGTGCTGATGCTGTTACAATTGCTGCAGAAGGTCGCAAACATTTTGATAAGAATGTTGATCATTATAAAAAATTTATACCACCTGCTAAAGTAAAAGCTGGTAAAAAATAAATATCTAATTACTTACATATCATCCAATATTTCCAAACTTTGCCATTATAATGGATTAAGTAATATTTTGACTATTTTAATTAAATAATATAAAAAATTATTAATATTTTATCAAAATATATATTAATTTCTAAATTAATATATATTAGAATGTCTAATGTGTTTCTTAAAAATGATTTAAATGGTATTTTAGATACTATTACTGAATCAAATATGTCATTACCATCACGAATTAATATTGTTGATATAGCTAATAAATCTAGTAAATCTACAAATCTTGACAAAACTAATTATTCTGTAACTTCATCTGCTGTTGTTAATCAAGCTGGTGGTGGATATTCTGCAACATCTACTAATAGTAATTCTATACGTGATGTGAATAAACTTATATCTATGTTAACATCTGAATCTAGTACTAATAGTATGTCAGAAACATCAACATCAACTGTAACTTTAGAAAATAAAAATAAACAAAGAAATAAATATAGTTTTAGCGGTGGTGGGCATAATGATATATCTGTTAATGATGTTAAAACATTCTTTAAAAATTTTAAAGTAAATAACAAAAACGTAAATGTTAAAATTAATGATCAAAATATGAGTGAATTTTTTAATATTAATCAAAGTGGTGGTAAACTAAATAAATCTCAATTGGGGGGGGGGCGATGATTTAAATAAAAAAATGGACATGCTTAACATTGATATAACCAATTTTAATAATAGTATATCAAACGATAAATATAATAAAATTAATTATATAGATATTATTAATCAAATGTTAACAATATATAAAAATAAACTTAGCGAATACGACAATGATACAATTAAATTAGTAAATGATAATATAATTAAAGTACATGAAAATCTAAATATTATAATTTTTGAAATAAAAAATAAATTATTGATTGTACAAAATAATATGAAAGAAGAATATGATATAAATATACCAATATTATATTTTTTAAATATTCTAGGTGATTTAATATTGGAAATTTACCAAATAAAAATTGATCAATTAATATCAGAAAATAAAAATAATACACAAAATGCAAAATTTTACAAATATATAAAAGATAAAAGAGAAAAAGAAAAAGATTATTTAAAAAATAAATTTGATATATTGAAAACGAAAATAAAAGAGAATGATGAAATGATATTTAATAATATAATTGATGCATATAATAAAAGTTTATTAGCTAAAATAGATATTATTACTTAAGAATATTAATTATTTCACCATCTTTTAATATTTCCAAAACTTGTGCTTTACGTATTTCACTACGATGCGGTGCAGATGTATCAAATTTATCAAATGCTTTTGATGCACCAAAATCAGTTAACCAAACTTTACCATCACATACACTACTTATACCATGATCCATTAAAGGCGTATGACCGACATATATTTTGTCAATTTTATATATCTCTTTTAAAGGATTAAGTAATTTAGAACATAAAAGTGATGCATCTGCTATTTCTATAGGTTGATTTAAATTTGATTTTGAATACTGGTTCATACCAATTTTACCAAAAACACGATTCCATAATGGTGAGATATCAGATGATAAAAATATTTCATTATATGTTGTCGGTGATTCTAATTTATTCCATAAATATAAACACATTAATTGATTTAAATTTGTAACACTATACTTTTCAGCAATTTGCGGTAATACTCCTGCATGAACAAATAAGTTTGATCCTATTATTATAGCCATTTGTCTTGTACAAGCTAAAAAATCACTAATTGGATTTCCTGGTTTGAATGCCCATTTTCTTAAATTTGTTTTATCATTATCAAAATTAAAAATAGAGTTAAAAGAATTTTCATTATCTATTGTAGGATTTGAAAAAGTTTTATTTTTAGAAGTCATAGTAAAAGAGTTTTGTGTTTTTAACATACCTTTATAATAAGTTTTCTTTTCTGAACTAACAGTAACAGAACTTTCATCATCAAGGGTATTACAGTCGTGCTTTGCACAACTAGGTAATAGGGTATTACAGTCGTGCTTTGCACAACTAGGTAATAGGGTATTACAGTCGTGCTTTGCACAACTAGGTAATATGGTATTACAGTCGTGCTTTGCACAACTAGGTAATATGGTATTATATGGTGTGTCATACTTAAAATCTTCTATACCTTTATATGAAACATATCTAAAATCGCCATTAACATTCATTAATTCGTGATTTCCCATTAGTGAATAAACAGCACCACCTACATCTCTTGCTTTTTTATGTAAATCTGTAAAATATTGTAAAATTTTCCAATCACTATTTTCATCTAATTTTGTAGTTCCATGTGTATCGCATTGTGAATCAATAGTTGGTCTACATCTATCTATTTGATCACCTACTTGAACTACTACTGTATTACCACCTATCCAATCATCATTATCATTAATAACTTTAGCAACTTTTAATAATTCTCGTGTCATTTCCATATCTCCGTGAATATCACCAATCACAATAATTCTATCTACTGGTGGTAATACACTAGGTAAATCACCAACATCATATTTACTACATTGTTTGTCCCATTTTTCTTTAAAATTATAATTTTTTTGTATATAATCTTCAATTACTTTATGATTATGATTATTACTGTTACTATTATAATATTTTGGCATTAATAATAGATAGAAATATATTTAATATAAAAAAATAATTGTTAACAATTATTTTTTTATAAAAGTAAAAAGTGAAATGTACAAACTGATACATATTAAAATGGTGCATATGTAAAATCATATAAACCATCTACACCTACATCTTCAGAATTACATTGAGCTGTTTGATTATTTTCTTGTTTAACTACTTCTTTAACTACATTTTTAACTTCTGGTATTTCAATATTATAAATTTCAGCATGTTCTGTGAAACTGAAACCAGTAGGAATATTATTTATTTCTTTTGAAACATCTGGTTGTATAGTTTCTGAATTAACAGTTCCAAGAACTTTTGATTCTTCTAAAACAGCTTCTCTAGAATAAGATTCAGCTTCTGTTAATGCACCTTGTTTTCTTAATTCTTCAGCTGCCTTATTGTAATTTTCAGATTTAATAAGTGATACAACTTTAGATTCTTCATTAGCAGCTTCTTTTAAGTTGGCATTTGCATTTTCAGTATTACCATGTTTCATTTCTTCTTCTGCAATAGCAATTAACTGTTCGGCTTTAACAAGTGATTCGATTTTTATTCCTTGTTTTACAGCTTCGTTTGCATAGTATTCAGATTCATCTAGTGCACCTCTGTTCTTTGCTTCTTCCGCTGCAACACTGTATTGTTCAGCTTTAACAAGTGATTGAAATTTTATTCCTTGTTTCGCAGCTTCGTTAGCATAGTATTCAGATTCATCTAGTGCACCTCTGTTCTTTGCTTCTTCTGCAGCAGCACCAAACTTATTAGCTTTATCAAGTGCATCTGTTTTAAGTTGTTGCATAACATCTTGATTGACTTCTTGATTGACTTCTTGATTGACTTCTTGGTTGGCTTCTTGGTTGGCTTCTTGATTGACTTCTTGATTGACTTCTTGATTGGTTTCTTGATTGGTTTCTTGATTGGCTTCTTGAGAGGCTGGTTGATAGACCTCTTGTGTTTCTTCAAATGGTTCATTATAATTATTTTCTTCATTTACATCATTGCTAGAATCTCTTAAAGTTTTTGTTTGAATAGTTATTAATAATGCAACTGCAATAATAATAGAGGTTGACTGATTTTTTGTAGCCAAGTAAGCAATTAAAAACATATATAACAATATAAACAGTTTATTATTAAACGTATTAACGATAGAGCTAGGTAATTTTGGTACAGCCATAACAACATATAATATCAGTAACAAGCCAGAAACAGTATATAAAGTTCTGTTAATGTAATTATCTTTTGACGTTTGGTTATTGTAGTCCATTATAATATAACTTATAAAAAAATCTTAAACTTTTTATAAAATTGAAAATTTAAAGCTAAATTTAAATATTTTATTATAATAATGACTAAAACTATATTATGTAAAGAAGGCTACTTAATTCCAAAAAATGACAAATATTTGTCAGATATTGAAATAGCCAAGAAAGAACTTACAGTTAAACCTTATAATCCATATTCCTTTGGTAAAAAAGAAGAACCTACAAGTTTTACAATTTATCAAGAAAATGATGAATATTTATCAGTTCCAAAATTTTATGGATTAAAAAAATTTGGGAAACCAGAAATAGATAAAGAATTAAAAGGGGAAAAAATTAAAATTAAATTTAAGGGAGAATTAAGACCTTTGCAAAAAACTATTATTGATCATATATTATCATATATTAAAATAAATGATGGTGGTGTTATATGTTTACCATGTGCTGCAGGTAAAACTGTACTTTCATTATTTTTAGCAGCATATTTAAAAGTTAAAGTACTTGTAATAGTACATAAAACATTTTTATTAAATCAATGGAAAGAACGAGCTATTGATTTTACAGATGCATCAATTGGAATTATTCAAAGAGATAAAATAGATATTGATGGTAAAGATATAGTAATTGGAATGTTACAATCAATAGCAAAAGATAAATATGATCCAATTATTTTTAAAGATTTTGGATTAGTTATATTTGATGAAGCACATCATGCACCATCTGAATATTTTTCTAAAGCTTTACCAATAATTGCAGCAAAAATAACAATTGGATTAAGTGCGACCCCAAAAAGAGCAGATAAATTAGAAAAAATTTTATATTGGTATTTAGGTGATATAATGTATAAATCAGAAGTTGAAGAAAATAATAAAGTATTAGTTAATATTGTTAATTATGATATTGAACATGGAAAATTTAAAGAATTTTTTATGTATACCGGAGATATAAATAGACCAAAAACTATTAATAAAATAACAACTATTGGTAGAAGAAATAAATTTATTATTAATATGGTTGAACAAGTATTAGAAGAAGAAGGAAGAAGAATTTTAATATTATCTGATAGACTCGAACATTTAAAAGTATTAAAAAAAAGATTAGATGAACGTGAAATTGCAACTTCTGATTTTTATATTGGTGGTAAAAAACAAAAATTATTAGATATTGCTAAAAATGCCCAAGTAATTTTTGCATCATATGGTATGGCATCAGAAGGTCTTGATATACCAGAACTTAATACATTATTTATGGTAACACCACGTAAAGAAGTTGAACAATCTGTTGGACGAGTTATTAGAAAAATTAATCTAAATATACGTCCAGTAATTTACGACTTTACAGATCAATTAAATAGTTTTATTAATCAAGGTGCATATAGACGGAAATTATATAAGAAAATGGGGTTTGAAATAAAAAATATTCAAGTTAAAAATAATAAAATAATTTCTGAAACAATTGATAATCATATTGATTATGATACTAGCTTAATTAAAAAAGTAAATGAAGATTGTGATTTTATTGATTAATTTATTTTATTTTATGTAACTATTTTTATAATAGTTGCATAAAGTTAAAAGTTAAAAGTTAAAGGTTAAAAGTTAAAAGTATATTAACTTATTGACCTTATCGAACAAATTTTACCCCCTATTGTTATAAAATAGCATATGTAAATGTTTTTATATCGCATGGTACATCTTTTACAGAATTATATTCTTTAAAATTTGTTATTAAAGAATCTAAAAGTTCATCTATAGTTCCTATTTTTATTTGTGAATCTAGTTTAATTAATGCATTAGCATTACAATAATCTCTTATAAAAGTACATTGTTCAGTAATATTAAATTTATCATTACAATCTTTTATAGCAGGTGACGTAGCTTGATAATCAATAAAACATAATGCATTTAAAAAAGGAAAATAAAATTGTTTATCATGAATTTTATATATTATGCCTGATGTATCAGGATAACTTAAATAATTATCATTATGTCTATCAGATATTTCTAATCCATAATTTGCAAGACAACAAATTATACTATATAAATATTCAAATAATTGTCTATCATCTAATTTATCATCCTTAGATATATGTTTTGAATCTTCTATAAAATTAGTTATAATTACAGAACGATCATTCTGTTTATCTTCGTTTAAGTTTATATTTTCTTCTTCATTATTAATAAAATCTATACAACCACAATTTAAAAAACCAAAAAAAAGCATATATGAATTACAAATTTTATTTACAACTAGTTTAGAAAATTTTATTATTGCATCAATTTCTTTACAAGCATAAAATGTACATGTCGTTTTATCCATATCACACTTTTTTAATGCAAATTTAGTTATATTTCCATCAATATATATAGTATCTGTAAATATTTTTGTATTTCTATCAATTTCTATTTCATATACATCATTTGATGCTCTAAATGTTTGAATATGCATACACATTAATTTTTCATGATTAAATAAAAATGTTGATTCACTTTCTAACTTACGATATGCAAATATACCTAAAGATGTTTCAGCTTCTTTTTGATAATCAATCATTGTTTTAATTAATGATTCCATATTATTTAAAAAATCAAGATATTTATCTATATTCTTAATAGGTTCGATATAATTCATTCCACCAATTTGATTTTTTAATTTTAAATATTTTTGTTTATATTTATTGTATTTTGAATAATAATCCATAATTATATATATATATATATATATATATAAATATATAAATTTTTTAAATAAATATAATAAAATAATATTTAATAAGCTATATACAAATTAGTTATTGATAAAACGTTTAATTTTATTAACATAATTAATATTATATACACCTTTACCCATTTCATATTCTGAAATAATATTATGTGGAATACATAATTGATTTGCAAGTTGTTTTTGCGTTAACTGCTTTTCTAGCCGTGTTGATGCAATTTGTTTTCCAAAATCACGTGTAACCATAATTGGTTTAATTTCTGGTTCTGCATCTGGTTCTTTTGGATCATACAATTTTTCACATTTTACGGTTGTTAAATTATTATTAATTTTTTGTTTAGCAACCTTTGTTTTGACAACTGAAGGTGCATTTGGATTTTTTTTACCAAGATTAACTGTTTCCCAATTTTGATGATTCATTAAATATATTATTCTTTTATTTAAAATACAATAAAAATCAATTTTTTTAGACAATACTTATTATAAACTAATTTATATAGACAATACTTATTATAAACTTATTATAAACTAATTTAGACAATACTTATTATAAACTTATTATAAACTAATTTATTTAATTTTCAAAAAAGATAAATTATTCGAAACGCCTTGTGGTTTTTGTTTAACAATAGTTGAAATACTATTTCTAGTCCATAATTTTGATCGCCTGAAAATATTATTAGAGTTTAAGAAATTGGCAATATCAACACATGACATATTTCCATATTCTACTTTTTCAATATTTTCATTTTCATTCTTTGTATTATATATTTCATGTGTTATATTTGTTATCATAAATAATAAATAATTAATTGATTTCATATCAGATCCCCAATATAGTTTATTAATAAATTTCATAATTAATTGTTCATAATTATTTTTTGTAACATTTCTACTAATATTATTATTAACTAAATATTTATTATATTGTAATCCATATTTTGGTATTGACGATAAATATGTATTATTTTTTTTACGATGTTCAATACTTTTTTTAATTCGTTTGCTTAATGTTTTAATTTCAATTTCTCCATCATAAATTGATGATAAAATTTTTTTGATATCATTAGTATTATTAGTAATTAAATTATCAGCTACAAAATGAATAGTAATATTTTTTTGTTCACATAATTTTAACAATTGTGTAAATTCTGATAAATTTCTAGAAATTCGTGTTGGTTCACAGATAATTAAATGTATATTATTATTTTTATTAATAATATCAAGTAAATTTTTTTGATTAGCAATAGTTTTTGCAGAACAAACTTCATTCACACAACATTTAATATTATATTGATTTTTAATACAATATATATTACTGATATCTTTTTGCAAATCAAGACTCGAACCAAATACTTGATTTTTTGTACTAACACGTGAATAAATAACAGCGTTACCCTTATATTTTTTTGATAGACCTACATTACTCATTATATTAATTTAATATCATTGTTCAATGTTATTAAATAAGTATAAATCAATTTTTTTAATTAAGATTTTTAAGATTAGATTTTAAGATTAGATAATTCAAATCTTAATATTTTTGTTAATACAAGACTGTTTATCTGGTACTGATTTATATATCCATTGTACAAAACAGATTGGACATGTTTTATTAGTTTGAACCCATGGATTAATACATTCATAATGAAACGAATGACCGCATGAACCTTCAACAATCTGAGAGTCAATACACTTATCTTGATAATAAAGACTATTTGTATTCAAACTTTCACGACAAATAGTGCAATCTGTATTTGATGGCAAATTATACCCCCAACTACTAAGAATTTTAATATTATTAATAATAAATTTGTTAGACATTATTAATTAATATTTATTATTTTAAATTAATAAATATCAATTTTTATTATTTATAGTTATAGTTATAGTTATAGTTATTTATAAATCTGCATCACTGCTATTAATAGTAGTATCAAATGATGATAAATCTGAATCTGACATTGTCATTGTACTAGATGAAAATAAATCGGATTCTTCAAAAAAATTTTTTTTATTACTTTTTACTTTTTTCTTAGCCCCACCATCAAAACTGAAAATATTTTTTACTTCTTTTTCTTTATCATGAGCTGGTGGAATATTCTTACTAGCCTGATCCATTATCATTTTATTATAGATAGGATTATTAAAATTCTTTAAAACAGCAGATGATGAATTAATAGCTGTATTAACAGAATCGATAGCAACTTTAGCAGAATCAAAAGTAGATTTAGCAGAATCAAAAGTAGATTTAGCAGATTCAAGTGTGGATTTAACAGAATCAATAACAGAATCAATTGTAGACCCCGTGGATTTTGCAGAAACAGATTCAGTATCATTTACATCTGAAACAGTAAGAATGTCAATAGTACTATCAATTAATTTTTTTAATGCTTCATCAATTATTTGTTGATTATTAGTTTTTTTATTATCACATAAATTATCAATTTGATTATTTAAATTATTACTTAATTTATTATCAAGTTGATTATCAACATGTTTTTTTAATTCAGATGCTTTACAATTTGTTATTGCACCACCATTTATTTTAACATATTTATCTTCTGTATTGTTATTTTCAGATTCAGATAATAATTTAATTAACTTATTAGCATCTTTATTAGCATAATGACCACCCCATATATCAATTAATCTAGGTGTTTCTGTTAAATTATTTACAGATTTTGTATCTTTTAATGCACCTGATAAATTACCACCTGTTTGAGTTTTACCTTGTGATACCCCATCTAATATATTTGATAATAAAGGTGTGTCAGTTAAATTATCAATATTTAACATATTATTATTTAATTTTCCACCTAATTGTAAGTTTGAGCTATTTATTTTACTTTTGGTTGATTGTGATTGTTTTGATTTTAAAGCTATATATTTAGCTTTATATTTTAAATATTTTTCTTGGTACGACATTATATATTAATTATGTAGATTTTAATATTTATAATATTTTATAATGAACAATAAATATTAAATAAAAATCTTAATATAATTTTTATTTAATTAAATAAAAATTTATACATTTGCTTATCCTCGTATAATAAACTATAATAATAAAGTTATTATGTATATGTTTCTAAAATAAACTATAATAAGAACAAAGTTTTTTATGATTAATATAACTATTAATGATTAATATTGTAATAAAATTATAAAAAAATCTATATATAGATAATATGAAAAAAAATATAGATAATATGAAAAAAATGATAATTAAACAAGATATGAAATGTGCACCAAATAAACAATACATGGATGGTTCGTGTTTTTCTCACGAAACATTAATAAATATTGCTAATAATTATAATAAAAAAAATAATAATAAAATTAATCTTAATCTTTCTAAATCAGAATTAGTTAATGAACTGGATAAACGATTAAATAATAAATGTTCTGATCAAACATGTTGGTTAAGATTAGATGTTGTTAAAGAATTAAATAATAAAGATATTGAAACTAATACATTTAGACCAACAGGACCTAAAAAAAAATATGAATGGTTAAGTACAACCCATATTAATGATGTTATTCAACAATATCATGATTGTCATGATGATTTTTTATTTTTAGGTGCCGTACCATTAGATTTTGAAGATTTACCTGTATTACGTATTAATAATTTAAGTTTTGATGAATTATTAGAAGATGGTAAAAAAAAAATAGGTTTAGTTATTAATCTTGATGAACATTGGCAAGATGGTTCACATTGGGTTTCATTATATATGGATTTAGAAAAAAATCAAATATATTATTTTGACTCAGTAGGAAAAAAACCCTTGAAAAAAACTAGAAAATTTATTAATAAAATTACAAAATATATATATTTAAAAAAATATAATAAAAGATTGCCACTAAATGATGTTATTGAAAAATTTAAACAAATAAAAAAAGAAAAAGATGAAACAATTATAGAATCTAATGAACATATTAAAAATTTATTAGATGGTGATTTTGATATTAGACATAATCATATTCAACATCAATTTAAAAACTCTGAATGTGGTGTATATTCAATAAATTTTATTGTAAGACTTGTTAGTGGTGAAAGTTTTGATGATATTATTAATAATATAACAAACGATGAATTAATGAATGAAAATAGAAAAACATATTTTAGAAATATTAATTAATTTTTTCAATTATAAATGTTAATGAATGTGGTAAATTATAAAAATTATATATTAAACCTTTTGAATCTTTAAAAATTATTTCTAAATTATTTAAATTAAATGGATCCTGAAATTTAAATTGACTAATAGATTCACCATTAAAATATAATATACCAAATGGTATATCATTTGATAAATTATTTAAATATAAATAAACTTTATTATCAATTCTTAAATCCCATATATTTTCTGATATATGTGTCTGTTTATTTAATGCATTATTAGTATCATTAATAAAACCCAAGTTATCTTTTGATAATAATGTTGTAATAATATTTATTTTATCAGTTGATATTGATGATTCAAATATTATTTTTTGTTCTTTGTTAACATTAATTGATAAATTTTCATTAATTATTTTAATTTTTTCATCAAGTGAAGAAATAAGTTCATCAATTGTGTATTTTCCAGTATTTAAAATTACAGATTTTACTTCATCATTAAATGTAAATGATAATATATTATTCTTATTTTCTTCTATATTAAATCTTGGTACTGGTAAAGAATATGTTGCTAATTTTATCCCTGTTACATTTTTAATTGGTTCCATTGACCATGTATATGATGACAAATTTTCTATATTTGAAACTTCTAATTGTAAATGTTGAGATTTAAATAAATTGTCGTGTTTTATTAACATATCTTTAATATTTGATTCTATTTTATTTATTTCCATTTCTCTCAAATTAAAATTAATTAATTTTTGTTCAATCTCTATTTTTTTAGTATCTAAAGATTTAATTTTATTTTCTATATCTTCACCTTTATTATTTAATTCTTCAAATTCAATTGCAATTTGTTGTTTTAATTCATTTATTTTATCTAATGAATTAGTTTTTTTAAATTCTAATAATTCATTTTGTAAACTTTCATTCATTTTTTCAAGTTCATCATATTTATTTTGTAATATTTTTAATTTTTGTGTATCTTCTTTAAAATCAATATTAACTGATCTCATAGATGATTTTAAATCATTTAATTTATTAGCATGAGAACGGCTTTGTTGTCGCTGTTCTAGCAGTTGTTGTTGATCTCGTAACTGTTGTTGTTCTCGCTGTTGATTTTGTTCTCGAAGTTGTTGCTGTTGTTGTTCTCGCTGTTGTTGATCTCGAAGTTGCTGTTCTCGCTGTTGATTTTGTTCTCGAAGTTGTTGCTGTTGTTGATCTCGAAGTTGCTGTTCTCGCTGTTGATTTTGCTGTTGTTGTTGTTCTCGTGGCGGTGATTGTTGTTGTATATTATTTGTATTTTGTGTTAATGATATATTTGGATCTGTAAAATCAATTTTTGCCGGTTGATTAGTTTGTTGATTACTTGATTGACTTATAATATTTCTGTCTGATTGTAATTTTTTAAGTCTGTCTTCAAAACTTAAAGTATCTTCAATTATTTCAGTTTCAATTAATGGTCTATCAATATTATCTAAACTAAATAAATTATCATCAGCGTCATTAGATAATCCATTAAAATCACTATTAAACTGTGATGGGTTAACATTTTTAAAATCAGGAACAACATTATTATTTGAATAATTATTAACAGTATTATTTTGACTCATATTAGATCTTTCATCATCCTGTCTAGTACTAGTTTTTTTGGGTTTTAAAAAGTCAGGTGTTGTTGGTCGTTGTTCTCTCATATTTAATTCAGTTTCTCTTGATTCTTGAATAGACTTCATTCGTACTTTTACATCATCACTTATTTTTCCTGTATTATAATTATTAAATGCATTTTGTTCAGACGAATTATTAACAATAGGTCTAAATGCAACATCTAAATTAGAGTCATAATTACCCATATCTGCACTAACACCTTGAAATAAATTACTTTGTTGATTTAATTTAGTAGGTTGTTTTGGTTGTATTATTTGTTGTTTATTTCTTGGATTTTCTGGTCTGTCCATTAATAAATTACCTTTATTTGGATTTGAATTAAAATCTCGTTGTAATTTTAATTCCGATGATGATTGTTGAAAATTTGAAACTATATTATTTTTTTTTATATCATTAATTGTTTGAGATATTGATATTTTTTTAAATTGATCAAATATTGATGGATAATTTGTTTGATTTATTTTAGATAAATCAATATTTTTATATATAGATTTCATATTTTTAATTAATAAATCAATAATTTCTTGTTTACCTTCTCTTGATAAATTGTGTAGTGTTTGATCCTGGTGTATAATTTTATTAAATCCAGAAATTGTATCTTTAGAAAAAAATAAGTTTTGAATTTGATTTTGTGTTTGATTTTGTTCAGTCATTATTGATTAATAAGGTTTTATTTTTAAAAGTTTTTTAAAATAATTTTATAATGCGTTTTCGAAATTTCATATTGATTTGTCAGAATATATTGATATATCCGAATCATAATCTATAATTTCTGTTTTAACTGGTTTTTCTTTTTTTGTTTTAACTGGTTTTTCTTTTTTTGTTTTAACTGGTTTTTCTTTTTTTGTTTTAACTGGTTTTTCTTTTTTTGTTTTAACTGGTTTTTCTTTTTTT